ACCTTCAGGAAGCATACCCATAGACTTCATTGCGTTCAGATCATTGTCTGCGGTGCCAGAGCGCAGGTTCGAGTTGATAACTCGCTCTGCGATGAACTGAAGCTCTTTAGGAATAATAAGCTTCATGCCGCGTACAGCAATCTTCAAACCGCGCTCGTCAGTCAGACCAGCGATGTCGATCAGCATCTGCTCAAGCGAAGTTTCGTTGAGGTCCGCTGCGGTTGCCAGAATGTTAGTCTGGTTACCCGACAGAGATGGGTGAGCGTTCGAGCAAAGTGCTACACCATCGCCAATCGCAGAAGCACCACCCGTGAACGCATTGTTCAGGATAGCAGCAGCTTTGATCTGCTTGGTCTGGGCCATAGAACGGGCCAGAGCCTTGGTGTAGCGCGAGGCCAGACGATCATACAGGTTATCTTCGATAGCCTCTTCAGTGATCGAGAACGCAAGCGCGATGGTTTCGTGAGTGTAACGAGCAGTGTAAGTTTCCTGTGCATCGTCAAAGCTAATGCTTCCGCCTTCGCTTTTAACAGGTGCTGTGGAAAAACCACCGAGCATAACTTCCTCTTCAAATGCGCGGTCCGAAGACTCCTCATCGAAGATTTCGCTATGTTCATTCTCGTAACGGTTATATTCGAGCCCGAACAAGGCATTAAGGCCGGGTTCCAGCTCTTTCGCTAGTTGTGCGCGAGAGATAGCCATTGTTTAGCCCTCCTTAAATGCCGGTGGAGTCCGCGGTGGTTTGAGAATCAAACCGGCGGGTTCCAGCGTTGAAATGAGCGTTCAGGCGAACAATAAGCGGGATACCCGCTGCCGTGAAGTCACTGTTAGCAACATCATCCATGATGCCAACAATGCGTAGCGGCAATGTTGCCGTAGTAGCGACGGACGACACTGACAACGCCGCAGTGGACGAACCAGTGTTGGTGCTGCCAGAACGAGCAGAGGTGCCCAGCGAAGCGTTCGCGAAAACGGTTGCCAGAGCAGTTGCGCGGTTGGTCAGCGAGGCGTCAGAAGCCACCTTGAACAATTGATTCGGATCGTCGGCAACATAGGCCTTAACCGGATGGTTAGTGTCTACGCTGACAGCGCCCGAACCGGGCCAGTAGTTAAGCCATACAGGTTTTTTCTGTACGGAATCGACGTACTCCACACCCATCAGGACACCCAAAGCCTGGGTAGTACCACCATCGGTCGCACCAGCTTGGTCGATAGTACCTGCCGAAGTAGGTACTACGATCTCATACTGGTAGATCGCGTTGGTGTTGTTGGAGGCGATTTCATACTGAGTTACCCCAGTCGTGTTTGCACCGCTACCAACAAGCCCGATAGGACGGAGACCGTAGGCAGTATTTGCGTTTGCCATAAGAGTTCTCTCCTATTGGGGCAGTCCTATTTACGAGGACCGCCGAAGGTTACACGAGATTGCCGATCAGCATTGCCGATCCGCATGGTTGAGTGTGCATTCTCGCGCATCATGTCAGAGTCAACTGCTTGCATCTGGTCACGACTTCTTTGGTTGAAGTACGCAGTCCTTTCTGCAACCGTCTCGTCCGGAATACGTGCGAGAAGCAGTCCGCCAACTCCAAACACACCTTGATATTTACCTGAATCGACAACAGGCGCTTCAAAGTCAGGATATTCATCCTTACGGACCAATTCCCAACCTTCGCGCATCTTGGCACTGATGTTCTTCGTGTCGTCAAAACCACGCGTTTCGGCGCGAATCCAACGATGTTTGAAGCCATCAGGGGCAGGTGGTGCATCTAGCATAGACGGGGGAGCCCAAGGCTTACGAACGGCCTGTTTCTCCCGGGTTTGGTTAGCGCGAGAAGTTCGATTGATGGTTGAACCACCGTTCTGGTTTTCAAGTTCGCTCATCTTCTTACTCCTTCACGTATTTCGCATATTCTTCAAGCGGCACTCCCAATTTCTTCGCGATTGCGACTTGGCTCGGGGAGAGTCGAACCTTTTTCCCACTGCGCCCAGAAACGTTTCTTGAAGCACCAACAACCGTCTGAGCGGGTCGTCTATTGGCACCGTTTCCGCCGTTTCCAAACTTGTCAGAAATACGGCGATCAAGTTCAGTATAGTATTCATCGCTCTGTGGGTCAAATCCTTCGTCTTCGACCAACCTTTTATGAATACCGAACGCTGCATAAGTCATGGCTTCGTCTGATCCGAACCATGAATTGCGTAGCGCCCACTGTTCTGCTTTAGGATCAGGCCTGCGCGGCTGCTGGGCAGGCATGGGCTGACGAGCCTGATACTGCTGCGCCGCAGCTTGCTGCTGGCGATAGCGTTCCTGCTGCACCTTAGCTTGGTTTGCGCGGTCCTGTTGAATTGCTAAAGCAGTCAATTGGCGCTGCGCCTCAACCGTGGCTTTCGCATCACCTATCTCAATAGCACGAGCCAGATTAGCTTCGACTTGAGAAATCTGAGTGTTAACGCGGGTGGTGTACTCGTTGACGTAGTTCGTGTCCAAACTACTCATGCGGTTCTTTAGCTGAGAAGCTTCATTCTGGATCGCTTGAGCATAACGAATTGCTTCCTGCTCGCGGCGCTCCGCTTCCCGCATCTTTTTGGTCAGGCGGTCAATACGCTTCTGCGTAGAGGTCTCCGCCTTCTGAAATTGGTCTTCGGAATCGTCGTTAAAACTATCGGAAACTTTACTTTCCGATACCTCTACTTCGGTATCCGCTTCGTTGTCGAACTCTAGCTCGACTTGGTTTTCTTCTTTATTTGCCATGCTTCACCTTTACAAATGATGGATGTCTTCGGGGTCCAGAATGGTTGCCAGAATCTCGTCGTCGTTGAGAATCCGAACTTCTCCGCCGTCAATTTGGAAACGCGAGCCAGCATAGCGGGCAAACATTACCCACTGCTTCTCTTTGCACCAAGGGCCGGACGGAAACTTGGAAGTGTCCTTATATGCCAAAGGACCAACTTTGAGGACGTAGCCTACCTGCGTGGAAATGTTGCTCTTTTCCTGCACCTCGGAAGGGATGAAGATACCGCCAGCGGTCTTCGATTTTCCTTGATAAGGGAGGATAAGGATGCGCCATCCAGTGGGGGCGGGCATTCTATCAAGAAGACTTCCTTCAATCTTGGAAGGGTCTAAGCGAGGCTTATCGACGTATGCGTCAGCAAGGTTTGGTTTTTCCGCCTTGGTTTCCTCGGATTTTTTAGTCATTTCTTCGATGCCCTTGCTAATGGCATCTAAGTCAAGTTTTGCAGCTTCAGTCATTTTGACGCTCCTGTTTATCTAGCAGGCTCTTGAGTTCCTGTTCCACGTGAGTAATGCACTCCAGATTGCCCATCAGCTCACGATAATGTTCCATGGACTTCACGTTCCCGTTGGTCATGTAGTCCACGCAACCTTGGCGGCGATCACGGAGTATCCGGAAGACCGCTTCGGTGAATTTTATTTCGTCCATCCAGTCCTCGCATAAAATCGAACATTGTTCGATAGTATCCTAGCATATCTTATATCAGATTTGCTAGGACAAAACATATATTTATGCGAGTTCAAAGTGGGGGGCGTCAATAAAAGGCCGCTTGCCTTGCGAACGACGCAAGTCTACGTAAGCGTTCATCGCTTCTTCCATTGTACCGCTCCACTCGCGGATGTCGGGAATGTGCCACGCTGCACCCCAGCGAATGCCAACGCCAACTGCTATGGCCCCCTCTTTCATGGCGTCCGCAATCTCGTCGTATAAGTTCAACTCCCACGATCCGCGGGAGCCAACATAACACATGAGGTCCACGGCCTCTCCACCAATGTGTCGAGAGTTCATGGTCTTGCTTGCGCCCTTGGCCACCAGCTCGCGCTGCTCTTCAATAGTTCGCAGCCCGCATATAACGCCAAAGTCGTTTTTGGTGACCGTAATGGCATGTTTCACAACAGCGACAAGGCGCTCGTCGACGCCTTCCAGCTTGTCCAAGCTGCGTTGGGATAGATTAAAGGTCATTTCGTCACGCCTTTCGTCTTCTCGAAAGTACGGAGCGAACCAAGACCCAAAAGGCCGCCTAGCACGGTCAGCAACGTACCCATGTCAAACTCAGGCAACGCAGGCAGTTGTACGCCCGCCACCGCAATCGCAAACAGCAACAGCGGCTGCAACACAAAATGGTATAGGAAAGCGATGCCGCAAACCCAGCCGATGAAGGGCCGCCAGCCGCCTTTAAACACCGAGCCAGAAGCGGCTTCGGCTTTGTTTACTTCGATTTGAGCAAGCGCCAGCTCGTGCGCCTGCTTCTCTGCCATTGTGGCGATCTCATGCGCCAGCTTGGCTTTTTCGTCTGCGTCCGGAATAAACTTGTCTAGCAGACCGGTTACCGGACCAATTAAAGCTTGTAACATGGGGCTCCTCCTAAGATTTCCCGCATTTTATCTTATACCCAAACCAGTGTTTTGGAAAGAATAAAGGTTATTTGCGCGACATCCATGCCGAAACCCCCATGTACGCTCCCACAACACCCGCCATCGAAATGTAGAACAAGCCAAACAGATCAGATAGCGCGTTTACTCGCTCAACAGATACCGCAGGACTGACCAGAAGAAGGGTAAACACAAGACAAGCACCGAGAGCCACAGAAGCCATGTACTTTTGCGCTTTAAGTTTTCTAATCTGCGCCTCTGCTTCTCCAATTTCTTTAGCAGCCGCAAGCTCTTCGTCTGTGATGATTCCATCATGGTTCAAGTCATACTTCGAATAAACAGTGTCCTCTTGGAATTGTTTTGTTTTCATGGGTTGCTCTCCACTAAAAACTTGACCCACATAAATAAACCAACCACCCCTGCTATAAAAAGCAACCCAGCAGCAATATAGGCGGCATATTCCCACATTTGCTCTTTGCGTTTCTTTTCAGCCAAGGCTTCTTCACGTCGTTTTTTACGGGCTTCGGCTTGGAACCGTATCCAGTCATCGTACAGGCCCGGTCGCCCGTACAGTTTCATCATGGTGGCTAGTTCTGCTTCGACTTGCTTGATCTTCTCAAGCGCCATGAACTCTTCGAAGTCGTTCTCGGTTTTACTGCCAAGGAGGGAAAGAACACTCTTCTTTTTCTTTTCACCACGGGCTTTTAGGTCTTCTTTAGCAGAGACCATCTTCCCGATAGCGCCCATGGCATCGGAAAGGTCGCGCCCATTGGCGACGAATTGTTTGACGACCGCGAATCCGGCGTTAAATGCGGCAAGTTCGGCTAACATGTGCCCCCTACGATATGTATCGTAGTGACAATGTATCACCAAAATAACTTTTTAAAAAGTTATTTATCCCCCGCTAGGGACTAGAGAGGCGATGCCTTCGTCGCCGGGACGTCGGAAAGGATTACCCCGTTGGACAGGTTGCGTCGGAGCAATTCCACGCAGACCAAACTGAGTAGCGACACTACCGCCGCGGCGACCTTGGCCTTGCTGAATTTGCAGGTTTTGCAGCATAAAGTCGTTGGAATTTACTGTGCGGGTGGGGCTGGTATAATCCGGAACGGTGACTGATCCGCCGCCCGGTAGATTGATGACGGTGCCCGGAGGGTTGTTCGCAAGCCAGTTGTCGATGGCGGCCTGCTGTTCCGGAGAAAGATTAAGCGGCGTTCCCGCGGGCTGTTGCGGATTTGCACCAGTGCTAACCGTAGTACCCGGCTCAATGCCCCTATCGGCAAGCTGGCCGTCTGTGTAGTAGTCAGAAGCTGGAGCGAAGTATCCGCCCGGTATCCGTGCCAAGTCTTCACCAGCACGAGCCCCACGCGCCGGTGTCGTACCTTGTGCTTCGTTGATCGCCTCTTGAGGCGGAGTAAAGCCGGAAAGGTCTAAACCAGTCAGATCAAGGTCACGAATGTCAAACGTTTCGCCGTTAGGCAGCGTAATTGGACCCGTGTTAATAAGCGATTGCGCCACATTGTTTACGTCGGGTGTGCCTCCCAAAGTTTCAGCGTTCCTTGCCGGGGAGTTGGGATCAAGATCAGCAAAATAGCCGCCGTCTTCTTCGCCCATAGCCATGGTGGTAGCCATGCCGCCGCCGTCTTCTTCTCCCATAGCCATGGTGGTAGCCATGCCGCCGCCATCTTCTTCTCCCATAGCCATGGTAGTAGCCATGTCGCGTTCAGGAGGAAAACCGCCGTCTTCTTCGCCCATAGCCATGGTGGTTGCTACCGGCAAATTATCTGGACCACGCTCGACTGGAAGCGAAAAGTCTTTGGTCATAGCAAAGTTGGGGGCCAAACCCTCAATACCCATCGAAGGCGCAGGTTGAACAGGTTCCGGGGCCGGATTGACCGCCAGTTCCGGTGCCAGAGCGGGCGTCTGCACAGGAGGCGCTACCATTTGCGGCATAGGAGCAGCCATGCCAATCTCTGCCAAATCAGCTTGTGTCATGCCCGCATAGGGATCAAACGCCGGGACCGGCGCAGGGGCTGGAGCGGGAGAAGTTGCTGCTGGAAGAACCGGCGGCTGCACTGGAGCAACCGCGGCAGGTGTAGGCACACCAAACTGGCTCAGATCAATGTTGCCGAAATCAATGTTGCTGAAGTCCGGCAGCCCCGAAAGGTTGATGTTGTACATCAGAATACCCCCTGAAATCTTTGCGGCCTTGCAATCGGGCTAAAACCGCGAACAACGCCGCCGCCAGCCTTCTTCACGACCTTCTTTTTACTCTTAGACTTGCCTGCCGAAGACAAAGCAATCGCCACAGCCTGCTTCTGAGGATAGCCCTCGTCCCGCAGCTTACGAATGTTGCTGCTTACAGTCTTCTGGCTTTTGCCTTTCTTCAGCGGCATTTCAGCAACATCCCATGTGCATCGTGCCCTTGATCGCCGCACCCGTGCCACGGGTCTTCGTCAAACGCATCTTGTCGCCCGCCATCGGGGCTTTCTTCATGCCACCCACCTTCTCAGGCTTGGGCGGGTTCTTTGGCGCAGAGCCATTTACTTTGACAGTACGATTTTTCATTGTGGAGTCCCTCCGTTGTTACGTTGTTTAAGCAGCTCTCTTTCCATCGCAGACTGAATACGAGCCTGTGTCTGCTTCTCTTGCGAAGCCAAACGCTGCTGGAATTGGTTCGACCGCATCTGCATACCCTGTGCATCCAACTGCACTTTGGCTTGGTCGATCTGGTTGTCGGCCTGATCCGATTGTGCTTTGAGCTGAAGCTCCTGCTCCTTGAGCTGCACAAGTGGGTCCGGGGCCCCCGCGCCAGATAGCTGGGCAGACAAATCTTTGACCTGCTGCAAGCCCTCCGCAACAAACTGCGCGGTAAGCTGTTCGATCTGTAGCATCTGCTCGTCGTCAGCAGGCTGACCACCCTGCTGTTGCACTTGTTGAAGATACTGCACCGCGGCCTGTTCACGCGCAGCAATCTGAACGTGTTCCATGACGTGCTTCTGCAAAGAAATGGCAATCGGAGGCATCTGGCCAACCATCTGCGTCGAGCCAAACACCAAGTGCGCCATGATGTGCGCCTGATGGTTCTGACCCTCAAACGCCTTCAACGGCAACATATCCAACGCGTTGATGTTCTCTTGCGCTGGATCAAGCGGCTCCGGTATTTCTGCCGGAATAGCCTTCATCAAACGATCTGCATCTGACACGCCCAAAGCTTCATACATGTCACGGAAAACTTCGTGCATGTTGTGAATCTCTGGTGCTTGGGCCGCGAGCTGTAGTTTGGTTTGCGCGAGCATGATGCGCTGCGCTTGGCTGAAGACGTTCGGATTGCTGACCGGGATCACATCCACACGGTCATCAAAGTCCTTCGCCATGATCCTCTGATCGCCACCAGCAACCGAGTACGGATACTCCTGCGGCAAATATTCAGACATCACGCGAGCAAGGATTTTGAACTCCTGACGCATCGCGTAGTGCAGGCGCTTATGCACAGCACTCATGACCCGCGAGCCTTGCTCCATCATCGCAATCGTGGTGCCCACAGGTGCTTGCTGATTGCCGTCACCAACCTTCAGATCAGTGATGGTCGCAAAACGTTGACCGGCCTGTACCACAAAGCCCAACAGATTGAAGAGCGTCTGGTCGGGCCCCTTAAACGGCAGCGGCATGAGGCTATCTCGGATAGCCCCACCGGGTGCGTCCACATCTCGGAACTCACCGGGCTGCAACGGATCATCGTCGTCCCTAATACGCAGTCCACGGGCCTTGAAGCCCGCAGGGAGATTAGACAACGTACCAGCGTCGATTAGCTGTCGCAGTGCCGCCGTGGCGGTCCGTGACAGACCCCCAATCGTATGTATCAGACCAAGCCCGTAGAACCCGAAGCCGGGCAGGAACTTGTAGTGGGTGAAATACTGGATTTTCTTCTTCAGCTCGTCGTCTTCGCGATAGTTGCGACGAACCGACAGCACCTGACCGTTGTCCATCGACAAGGTCACAATGTAAGGAACGCGAATGCCAGTAGGCTCGCCGTCCTCACCAAGGTCTTCGTAGCCTTCTAGGTCCAGATCGACATGGCACTCAAGGATCGTACAGTCGTAATCAATCTGGCTCGGCTCCACACCGTCAATGCGGTCAATCTCGCCCTCAACGCCCGTAATCTCACGCTGCGCTGGGATCACCTCAACGTCCAAATACAACCCGGCAAGCTGGCGCTTACGCAGATCGTTTAGCGACATCCGCACGACTTGGGTGATGTTGGGACATGATTCGAGGTCCGCGGTCTCATACGGAACCACCAAGTTCTCCGCAGGGACAAACTTGGATACCGCTCGACCGAGCGTCTCGTCATAGTAAGTTTTCTTGAACGTCGAACCCGCCAGCGGCAGATAGAACAGCATCTGGTCCATGTCCGGCGTGTATTCTTCCATCACATTCGTGATGTAGTAATTCATGAAGGTCTTTACGCGCTGCGCTTGAGCAACCTTTTCACGCGTTTCAGAGCCCATGACAACCGTTCTAACGGGCCCCGCAGGAGGTAGCAGCTCGTTGAAAGCTTGCGCTTGAAACTGTGTAGCAGCTTCTGCCAAAAGCGGATGAGTGACACCCGAAGCGCCTCTAAATGGCTGAGTGCGCTCTTCGTAAGTGAAACCAAGTAACTCAAGACCGTTTGCATACGCATCTTCCCAGTCCTGACGGCTCGCTTTATTCGCGTCATATTCACCCAAAAGCTCACCGGCAATGCGTTGTAGCTCGCGGTCAGGCATTTCTTCAGCAAGGTTCGCATAGAAATCCTCATTCTTTCCACGCTGATCTTGCGGATCAAAGTCAATTTCTACACCGCCGTCTTCCGTCGGTGTAATGCCAATCTCGCCTACACCAGACGCGTCAATCATCGCAGTCACGTTGTTCTGCGAATCCGGAAGCTCAATCTCCAGCTCCGCACTCAAATCTTCTTCAGAGAGCTGCGACGGAACGTTACGATCCATCAAACTGCTTTTGTACCCGTTTCGTTGTTCTGCCATTCAACTCTCCCCGACACGACCTAGTAATTGCGATATGGGCGGGAAATGCCCATGATCCGACGTGTCGTATCAAAATAGCCCTGCTCATTGCGAGGGAAGTAAACATCGGGCCCCGTAGGAGGTGACATGAAGTTCCGTGGGGCGCGGGCCTGACCCGGAGCTGGCGCTGTGCGCTCCTCCGGTGTACGACCCATGATCTTATCCAACTGGTTAAAGACTTCCGCATCTACCATGCGCGTCAAATCCTGAACGCTTGCGTTCATACCAGCCTTCATAAATATTTGCCGACCAACCGCATTGTTGCGTTGATCCATGGCAACGTCTCTTGCGTTCTGACCACCTAACGGCCATGGCGCAAAACGATCCAAGAACTCGTTGAAGTCACCCGCACTCTCCGCGTTCTCCGGACCATACTCCTTCGCCATAATCGCCGAACCCAACATGTGGGCCCGCGCATCTTCTAACTCAGGATACGTCGGCATATCACGACGGCCCGCGGGCCGCGCCATACGAACACTTTCAGGCTCGAAGCCAGTCGGAATGTACTGCTGACCCGTCTCAGGATCAAAAGCACTCGGATAGTTATAACGCTCAATCAACTGCTGCATGAACGTCGGATCAGACCCATAAAGAGCCTCGGTCCGCGATCCACCAACCCGCGCACTCTCGCGCAATCCTTCGGTCGGATCATCACCAGTCAATTTATCCCAGATCATCGTGCCGAAGCCTTTTTGATCTTCTTGCTCGGCTTCTTGTTGCATCTCCTCTGGGAGATAGTCATAATATGTCGCAGGGGCCCCCGGGGCAGTCTGGTTCATATCAAGAGCCATCACATCGCCACCATCGGCAAAATAGCCGACGTTGCCGAAGCCACCGGACCCTAGATTGACCGCAGACTTATACATATTCTGGCCCTTCTGCTTTTAGTAATACAACCGCACTTTAACAGAGTTTTCTCCATCTTCCCAGTCATCAGTTGGCAACTGCACAAAATTCCCTTGACGGTATCGCATAAGCGCCTGAGTCATACTATCCACCAAATCGTCATGCTCGCCATTGGGAAATGCAGCAACCTCCTCAATTAACTCATCCGCCCACATCTCGTCAGGATGCCAAACCATCCCAGCCTCAAACAAAGGCGACACACTGTGAACACGACTGACCTTGTCGTTACCCCTACTCGGCGTAAAATTCACAACAGGTATCCCCATATTCCGCAATTCGTGCGTCAAGGGCATACCACTCGCCTTTGCTTCCACAATCACTGTATCAGGTTCCCAAAATTTATAAAGGTCCAAAGCGACCTGCTTCAATTCCGGAAAATCCCACCGCCCCTTCTTACTATCCAACAATATTAAATTGGGCCCCGAACCACCCTCGTTCGGATAAAAAACACCCCACGTCGTAATCGCACTAAAGTCAGAAGTCTCGCGTTTCGAAAACGCCGTATCGTAGCTCTGGATCACATATTCCAATTGCGGAACCTTCTCCCGCTCCCAACGACGCCACCACTCGCGCTTGATAATCGCGCTCTCTTCACCCGTGGGATTTTGCTGATACTGCGCGTTCCACTTGGACGGAGGAATAGATGCGCGGACCGCGGTCAAATCCTCCAAACTCCAAAATTCTGGCCAGCACGGAGTCCCATCTTCGAAAATCGCAGGAAGTTCTATAACTTCCCATTGATCCGCTAACGGGTCTTTAGCCATAGCCCGCAGAAGTTGACCCGTCATGTCCTTCTCTGACCACCGGGTCTGAACCAAAACAATCGAACCACCCGGCTGGAGACGTTGCCGGGGGCCCCCAGTGTACCAATCCCACGCATCGTCAAAACCGGAACTCGACATCGCCGTCTGCTCCGAGTGAGGATCGTCAATAATCACCAAGTCACCACCGCGGCCCGCCAAGTTCGAACCAACGCCCACGGCGTAATACATCCCACCTTTGTTCGTGTCCCACCGACCAGAAGCCTTACTGTCCGAAGCCAGCTTCACCTCGGGGAAAATTTCCTTGAACTCGTCGCTCTCAATCAAGTTCTTCGTCTTGCGGCCAAAGTTAACCGCCAACTCGGTCGTGTGCGTCGCCTGAATGATCTTCATCTTCGGATTACGGCCCATCATCCACGCCGGGAACAAATACGACGCAAATTCCGACTTCGTGTGACGAGGTGCCATGTTGATAATGACCCTCTTCAACTCACCACGGGCCACGCGTTCTAACTTTTCAGAAATGATCCGGTGATGACGGCCCGCGATAAAGTCAGGCCAAACAGTCTTCACAAACGTTAAAAAATTATTTTGGCACTTTTCATTCTTTTCGAGCTGCGCGAGCCGAAGCTCAAGCTTCAGTTTTTTCTCTTCCAAAGCCGCACTTTGCGCTGCACTCATAGGGGCCCCCAGCTAACTTTTGATACGCAGTTTTCGATGTTTCACGTGAAACATTCTAGGCGTGTTCCACGTGGAACATAGCACGTAATGTATGCGATTTTAACCGCAAATATAAGACAGTTAAAGCCGATACGAAAAAATAGGTAAATATTTGCGAGAAACATGGCCCTAGCCCCGGTACGGCGGACGTGGGTGCGCGGTCGGCGCGGCGCAGCTCCCGGATCGGTGGCCACGGCATTTGACCCGATAGCCGGGGGACCCTGCGCGATTGCGGCGGCCATCGGCCCGGGGATCGCGGCCCGGGGATCGCGGCCCGGGGATCGCGGCCCGGGGATCGCGGCCCGGGGTTCGGGGATCGGCCCCGGCGGATAACTTCCACCGGCTGGGATGCCAGGCGACCGGCGCCCGGCCAGCGGCCCACGGCCCACGGCCCGGGGGATAACTTCCACCGGCTGGGGTCCGGGGCAGGCGGCCCACGGCCCACGGACCACGGACCACGGACCACGGCCCACGGCCCACGGCCCACGGCCCACGGCCCACGGTGCGCGGCCCGGTACGTTTGGGGCACGGACCACGGGGCAGGGCCCGGCTTAATTAACTGTCAAAAACGGGGCAATAAAAAAAAGCCCGCACTTGGCGGGCTATTGGGTCAGGCGATGGGGGGCTAGTGTTGGTGGTAGCTAACGTTCTTGACGTCTTTTGACCAGCATGCGCGGCAATCACGACATTCGTTCGCTTGATCCGGTGCCGGGCAAGTGTGTGAGTTGATCGGGATCGTCTTACGGTGAACCGTTGACGTGTGGGCGAACCGTTTCGGCGCTGGACCGTCAATCATTGCAGCGGATACGCGGACAAGAAGATTGTCCGGGATATCGCCGGTATATGCCGCGACAATCGCCGCTTCTCTTGTTGGCAACCAATGCAAACAATCGGGCGTGCGTCGTGCCACCTCGACGATCTTGGCGAAGTGCTCGCCGCTTTGAACGTCGCCGGAGTCATGCCAGCGAAAATAGCGGTCCTTGTTGATCGCTCGCACCATACTTTCGACCCAGTCATCGCGGGTCAGTGTTGCAAGTCGTCGCGCTTGTGCCGCTTTAACGACGGGCATCACATACATTCCGCGATCATACGCGTAGCAATTCTCACACGTCGAACCCTCGACGGCCCGCAATTGTCCGCCCACATTGCAAGCTTGCGCGGGTAGCCCGTAAGACTTGGACGGCATTTTGGACGGATTAGATAGGCCGCCGACGTTCTCTCTTGCTTCCGATACTTTCATGATGTGCACTCCGTAGTGATTAAGGTGCCCGGCTTTGCCCGCCGAACGTATAAGAGTATATGCGATAAGGTGGAGGCAAGTAAACACCCACAAAAAAGCCCGCGCAATGGCGGGCTTCGTTGTCGCGGGTTGACTAGTTAATGCCCCGCATCTATAAGTTGCTGCGCGATTTCCTGCGCTTTGATGTAGTGCTTGTCCCGTTCATCTTCCCGGCCAGCCATGCCCATCACCCCCATGAATTGGAGGTGGAATTGTAAACGCTTTGCCAAAGTGGGTTCGGGTTGGTGTAGATCAGCCAGCATATTTTTATCATTCATTAGTCAAACCTCGCTATCTTAGTTTCACGGGTTGTACGGTCGCGAATTGCTGCGATGCCGTACTCGTAAACAAAGCACTCGAACCCCTCGAAAATGAAACGCGCCAGCGGTGGCAATGCGTCGTCGTCTTCGTGTTCGCTTTGGTAGGTGCCGTCGTGGTCATCAATCGAACCCTTGAACGGGTACGCGTTGAACCCGCCGAACTGGTAGACGCGATCCATACCGGCGGCGATGTTGTCCAGCGTTAAGGGTGCAGCCATCAAACAAGCTTGACAAAAGAAGTCCGGGATAATCCCGCAAGCCTCCGCCAATTGTGCCGGTGTTGCCCCACCTAGCTGGTCATCCGCTGCCGGGTTAAAGACGCGATCAAGTACCACGTCCGACGGTCTTAGTTTCATTTCTATGATGTTAGTCATTGTTAGTTCTCCGTTGTTGCCGGGGCGTTGTTGCCCCCGGTTATAAGATTATATGCGATAACTTTAGAAAAAGTAAACCCGCAAAAAAAGCCCGCACGGTGGCGGGCTTGGTTCCTATTAAGAGTGGGTGTATCCGTCCGGCTCAATTCCTAGCCACATCCCACACCAGCGGACCATGATGCAATCCCAGCCGCCCAACACGGTGGCGCGAAATTGTCGGTAGGTTAAACCTTGCGGGTCCTGCTGCCATTTCCGGGCCAGTGCCTCGCGCTGCTTTCTAGTGGTTGCGATCATCGTTAAACCTCCAAACTTAGTTCTAGGTCAATGCTTGAGTGGTCAACTGTGACCACGATCTCGCCGTCTTGGATCATGCTGCGCACCTGCTGGCGGATGTCCTCTTCGTTGGGGTTTATATCGTCAAGCTTTGCAGCTATCCGGCGATCAATAAACCGCTCCAGTTCGTTAACCAGAGAAATACCGGCGCTGTCTTTTAAGGTTTGAATGTCCGCGATCATCCGCTCAGTGTGGCGTTCAAGCTGGACCGCATAGTCCCGCAAGTTTTTAAGGTCCGCCGCGGCGGCTCTAATATCTTTGCCGGTCTCAATCAACGCCAGTCTGTTGTCGTTGAAATCGTCGGCCATAAATTGCGCGGCCAGTCCGTCAAGGTGGTCTATGTTTGATTTAATGTCGATCATGTTTACTTCTCCGTTAGTTAGTTGGGACGGCTTGCCCGCCGTCGTATGGGATTATATGGGATAACTTTATAGAAAGTAAACCCCCACAAAAAAGCCCGCACAATGGCGGGCTTTCGGTTTGCTTTGTCGCTGGTGTTATGCGGCAACTTTATCCAGTATCGCCCCGGCTTTGCGTTCTACTTCAATGCGGGCGTCTTGGTGGGGGATGTCCCGGGCTATAGCTGTTATTGCTTGCGCGGCATCCCAGACGGTTTCGACCGGGCGGCCCTCTTCCTCGATGTGGCGAGCGGCGGCAGCTCTCGCCATTCGTGCAGATAACCCGGCACGATTGCTTAAGAAATCCAGCCTGCTGTTGTCGTCGTGCGCAATCTTAGCGGCTTTCGCGGCTTTCACTCCCTCGATGAAAGTTGCGGTTGCACCATGCGCAAAGCTTTCCAAAGCCGGGCGGGCTTCGTATGCGAAACGATCCGGCGCGAATTTAGTGTGCCGAATCTTGATTTCTTGGAAGTTTTCCACGCCCCACAAATTGCGGTTCATGCAAACCCCGCGCAGATACATAGCCGCAATGCCTGCCGTCTTGCTGCCGGTTTCACTGTTCCAAGCGTAGAACCCGCGGAACATCAAATCGGGCTCACCGTTGGGCAGCTTGCCCACTTCAATGGGGTTGCGATCATCCACCAAGAAAACGAACACGTCGCGGTCGCTGGCGAAAAGCGTGGTCGTGTCCATTGATACCGGCACCTCGGGATCGTAAACGGCCAGCCCATTAGAGTGGCCCACCATCATGCCGGGCACTTTCCACCGTCCGCCGGATGCGTCAACCAATTGCTTTATCGGTTCCAATATTTCCCAGTCATAAATGCGGCCATAGTCCGGACCGGTTGCGGCTCGCAGTTCTCCGCCATCGGTTTGGCTTCCGTACACTTTGACCAGCTCGCGGCCCCGGTTGTAACGCAAACCCCACTGGATACAATCCGCCGCCAATGGTGCAGGCAGGTCGCGCAGATAGCCGGACGGTGCCCCGGCCAGTTGGGCCAGTTGCCCAAAACTCCAGTTTGTCGGGCTGTTTACATGCTCGCGGTTGTTATCGTCGGCGTATTCAATGCGGACATCGCCCCGGCTGGGGTTTGCTTCGTCAAAGTCGCCAATGATTTGGATTTTATGAGTATCCACGGTGCGGCTTGTCATCCGCTGCGCGTCTACTTTTTTAAAGGCCAGCATATCGTCCAGCGTTAAAAACTTTTGATCGTCTGGGCGGCTAAACCACTGCGATGATACAGCGCTGTTTCCGATACCGTGAGCGAAAGCATTAGTTTGATAAGTCATGATCTTTTCTCCGTAGTTAGGTTAAGTGCGGACCATTGCCCGGCCCACACCCATAATGTCGCAGATATTCGCATACCTTGCAAGCTTATTTTCAAAAAAGTTATTCGGCCCCAATATCCCCGGCAACATGGTGCCAGACAAAAAAAGCCCGGCGTTACCCGGGCTTGTGGATTTTCATTTTCGTTTGCGTCTCGGCTGCTCGCGCAAATCGTCAACAGCGTCTTCCCCAAACAACAACTTATAAAGCCATTCAATTAAAAACATTATTCCCCCCAATCCTTTTGACCGCCGTCGGCTTCGCCATCGCGATAACCCGCGGTGTACTCCGCTATTTCCTCCGGTGTCATGTTGGCCAGCTCCACAAATTCGCTTTTGTGCGTCGCGCCTTTAAAGTAGTGCGGACAATATGCCCGGTGGTACCAGTAGTCGGCGCGTCCTCGGTCATAAGGTCCGCCGTGTCTTTCATCGTATGCCATCTCATTAGCCTCCGTAGTAAGTTGAGACTATGCGATTGTATGCGACTATGTGGGACTAATCAAGCCCAAAATTGTTTCCCAGTCCGGCTTACCCTCAGATTTATACAGCGGCTCAACCTTCAAGCCTTCAAAGCGTAAGTCCATCGCGGCGCTGCCGGGGTACAAATAGATTGTCTCAGGTAACGTTTTGGTTTGCAGCTTGCGGACCAAAACCCAGACACTAGCGTGAGCGTGGTTTGATAACCAAGCGATTTGATGCGGGCGTAGCTCGACGGCTTGGCCGCCGGTCGCTTTCAATTCCACAAAATGGAAATCGCCCTGCTCGTCACAAAGCAGCACATCAGGAACGCCGGGCATCGCCCACGTTTCTAGCCTAGTGGATTTCAGATTCCTCGAACTCTTCTCCATCCCAGTCTTCATCATGCGCCAAAAGTCTGCTTCGCGCTTTGTCGCGGTTCTGGGTATTGCTCGGTCCTTCGGGAGTAACGTCGATAGTGATCGGGGCATATTGGTTTTTAATCTC